TTCTTTAAAAATTGTAAGTTTATAGGTCAAGCAGATAGAAGGGATAATAGTGATTTTATTAATCATTCAAATGGTGTAAAATTATTTGATAATGAATTTAGTCAATTTGTAAAAAAATCATTAGATTTGTATGGTTATACAGAATGTGGAGGTACTTCTACAGATGCAGGTTGTTTATCAAAAAGAGGAGTTAATATAGCATGTTTTAATATTTCATGTGGTTATTATTTACCACATAGTTCTAAAGAATATGTAAAAATTTCTGATGTACAAAGATGTTATAATGTAATATTAAACATTATTGATAATGCTGATAAACAATTTGTATATGTAAGACCTGAATCTGACTATAAAGCTGTTACAAATAATACTAAATCTAAGCTGTATACAATGCTTTATGAAGAATTTAGAAATTCTCCAAGATACATTAAATCAAATAATATGAATTATGCATATAGCATAACTATACAGTTCTTTGAAGATTTGTTAGAAAAAATTGATAAAGTTACAGATGTTTATAATCCAGACTATCCTTACATGAGTGATATGTTGAATGAATATTTAGAATTTTTTCAAGAAGAACGAGAAACTGAACTTGAATTAAAAAATCAATCTCATTTAAATGTAAGACAAACATCTATATTTGACAATTGTAAGCATAAAAGCACAAAGTATGATATTACTATGGATAAAACATATTGCATGGATTGTTTTCAATATATAGATGAACATGAAGCTTATTATGACAGAGATACTTTAAATTCAAGAATAGGTAATATATATTAATAACAACAATAAATTAAATTAAAATGACAGAAACTAATGATGTGGCAAATCCACAAATTATTGAAAATGATTCTACTGTAAATGATATTGTAGAACAACAATCTTCTCAAGAGATAGATAATATTAAACAAGAATATTTAGCTTATGTAGAAAAATTAAGATCAGAAAGGTTTGGAATTAACTCAAGAGAAGAAGTTATTGAATCTGTAAATACTATTTGTAAAGTATTAGATTTGAAAACTGTTATTCCAAGGACTGAACGTCAAACAGTTAATGGTGAAAGACAAGCTGTTATTGTTGGAGGTACACCTATTGATATGGTTAAAAGTCAATATCCTGGTATATATCCTATATTAGCAGAACGATTGTTAGAATTAGTGAGTAAATTATGATTGAATTACCAACTGTTAAGATAGCTCCTGTAAGAGCTAATCCTAAAAGATTGGTTATCTATTCAAAGCCTAAAGCTGGTAATATATAGCAATATTTATTGTATCTTTGTTATATGAAAGTATATAACACTGAAAATTACATAAAAGCAAAAGAAGAATATTTAAATACAAGTAAAACATTAAGAGAAGTTTGTAAAATTTATCATTTAGATAGATTTACATTTTCAAACACTCTTAAATTAGAAGGTATGAATGTTAGAAGAAAAATAGATATAGATGATACTTTATTTGAAAGTATAGATAATCCGTTTAAAGCATATTGGTTAGGATTTTTATACGCTGATGGAAATATTACCTATAATTTATTAAAAACTAAGTATTCAGTAGATTTATGTTTATCGGAAAAAGATTTAGATCATTTAGAAAAATATAAAAGTTTTCTTAATACATCTAAACACATTTCTTACAGAAGTAATACTAAGTCTTATAGATTAAATTTTCAAAGTAAAAAAGTTTGTGAAGATTTAATTAAATTAGGATGTACTCCAAAAAAATCATTAACATTAAAATTTCCAGAATTTTTATCTGAAGATTTAGTTAATCATTTTATAAGAGGTTACTTTGATGGAGATGGTTCAATATCTGTTTCTAATAAAAATGGTAGATTATTATCTACTAGTTTATTAGGAACTAAAGAGTTTTTAATTTCTGTTATGGAAATCTTAAATATTGATATTAAACATCTTAAAAAAGATAAAAGACATAAAAATAATACTTTTTACATTTTATTTAATATTAAAGATTCTTTAAAGTTTTATAAGTTTATTTATTTAAACAATTGTATATGTTTAGATAGAAAATACAATAAATATTGTATTGCCGTTGAGCATAGAAATATGTTCAATAATCAGAGAGCAAAAACGGTGAAGGGTGAGATTCCTAATACCGTGCTAAATTAAAAGTTTAAAATCTTTTAATCAGTGTAACGCATAGATATTGAAACTAAGAAAGGTTTGTAAAGAGTCACTTTACAGTAAAGTGTAGTAAGTATTTAATTACTGCTACACTACCTACTTAGAATATAATATATCCACGAGTGTTCTCCATCTGACTGCTGTGATAGTAAAAGATGAAAATATATGCTGAGCTATAACGAAAATGAAGTTATAGAACTAGAAGATAAAAAGCTTCTAGGATAACAAAACTGAAAACATCAGCTTTGGCTTTATTAGATAACTGTTTAATTCTTGACTTTGAGAACGGTTCTGATTATGTAGAAGCTATGAAATTAAAAGTTGATAGTCTTGCTACATTAAAAGCTATTGGTCAAGAAATTATAAAAGCTAATAAACCATATAAGTACATTGCAGTAGATACTGTAACAGCATTGGAAGAAATGTGCATAGGATATGCAAAAACTTTATATCAAGATACTCCAATGGGTAAAAACTTTGCTGGTGACAATGTACTTAAATTACCTAATGGCGCAGGTTATATGTATCTGCGTGAAGCATTCTTTAAGATTCTTGACTATATAGAAACATTGATACCAAATGATGGTAGTCTAATTCTATTAGGTCATTTGAAAGATAAGATGCTGGAAACAAATGGTAAAGAAGTATCTGCTGTTGATTTAGATTTGTCAGGTAAGATTAAATCTATTGTATGTGCTAAAGCAGATGCTATTGCTCTATTGAGCAGAAAAGGTGATAAAGTAAGTTTAAACTTTAAAACTTCAGAAGAAGTAACTTGTGGTGCAAGACCTGATCACCTTAAAAATCAAGAAATTATTCTAACTGAACTTGTAGATAATAATCTAAAAGGTAATTGGGATAAAATATTTATATAACAAAATTAAAAAATTAAAATTATGTTTGGTGGACAAGATGTTCAAGAAGTAAATAAGCCTAAATATATTAGGCCAGGTGTACATGAAGTAACAATTAAATCTGTTAAAGGTGAAACAAATCAAAATGGTAATCCTACTATTGTATTTTCAATGCATTTAGTAGATGGTGATGCAGAAGCAACTACTGATTTTAGATTTTATCTTTCAGAAAAAGCAGCAGTAGTTTCATATAAGAAGATCAGACATATTTTTACTAAAGTAGTAAAAGATGCTGATTATCTTTCTTCAAAAGCTAATAGTGTTGAAGAGTTAGGTGAAGTTTACAATAATAAACTGGCAGGTAATTCTTTGAGAATTAAGTTTCGTGGTGAAGAATATATTAAACAAGATGGTTCTGTAGGTGTAAGAGCAGTAATTGGTCTTCCTGAATTTGCTGAAGCTATTCAAGAAGATGCTGAATATGTTCCTGTATCAAAAACCAATCTTACATTTAATTCTGAATTAGATATTAAAAAATTAGCTAAATTGCCAGATTCAGAATTTAAAGCTGGTGACAATAGTGGACTCCCATTCTAATTTTGGAGGATTAGATGTAATACATTTTACTAAAGAGATGGTACTCAGCAATGTGTCTGAGTACCAAATCTTTAGATTTTATTGTGAAAACTTTATAGGGTTAAATAAATTATTTAAATCTAATTTAAGAATAGACAATAATGCATCATGTTCTATTAAAGCATATCCTCAAGGATTGTTTTATAAGGATTTTGGTACAGAAGAAAGCTATGATTGTTTTTCATATGTTCAAAGATATATGAAAGTTAGATTTAATGAAGATTTGAATTTTCAAGAAACTCTTAAAGTTATAGCTAATGATTTTGGCTTTATTAAAAAGCTGGAGAATAAAAAAATAATACCATCTTTAAATTATGTAGGTCTTCCTGATAAGATTAATAGAATAAATACTATTATTAAAATTAAAAAAAGACAATGGAAAGACTATGATACATATTGGGATAAATATTATTTAAACAGAGATATACTAAGATTCTACAATGTAGTACCTATTAGTGATTATTGGATTAGTTGTAATTCTGATGAACTTATAAATGTTTATACAGAAACAACAAATGATCCAGCTTATAGTTATGAGCATGGTGATGGAATTAGAAAAATTTTAAGACCTTTTGCAACAAGAGATAAAAAATGGACAAGTAATATTCCAAGACATATATTTAGTGGTTGGAATCAATTAGAACAAAATGGTGATCTTCTAATAGTTACTAAAGGTTTAAAAGATTGTATGGTATACAGAATGTTTGGAATTAATGCAATTAATCCACAATCAGAAAATATATTTTTAAATGAAAATCAATTTACATTATTGTCAATGAGGTTTAAGCAAATAATAATAAACTATGATAATGATGAAACTGGTTTACATAATATGAAAAAGTTTTCTGAATTATTTAAAATTAAATCTTTTACTATACCTGATGGTATAAAAGATTTATCTGATTACATATCCATTAAGGGGTATGATCAAACAAAAGAATTAATAACAAAAATTAATAATTATTTAATATGAATACAATTAATATTTCTCAAAAAGAAGTTGCTGCAATGCGTGCATATAAAACAGATGTAAAAACAATGGCTGAACATTTTGGAATCTCAATTAAAGATATGAGAGATGTTTTAGTTAAATTTGGTTTTGCTAAACCTACTAAAACTACAACTGATTATACTATTAATCTTAATTTTGATTTTGTAGTAAATAAAGTTGATGATCTTCCTTCAATAGATTCATTACCTGTAAATAATACTTTGAATTATTCAGAAACATTAGATGCATTTTCATCAAATAATAACTAATGACTAATCTAATAGAAATATTACTTCAGGCAATCTATAAAAAGAAAGATGCAGCTGAAAGAATAGTTTCAGAATTAGAAACTGTAACTCAAGATGATCTTCTTATAAGATTTTTTGAAGGTAAAACAGAAGCATATCAAGAAATTATTGATATGTTAACTATTAAACAAAGTAATGAGAGAACCTAAGCGAAGGAAAATTAAGAATAAGAATGAACTTTCTTCTGAAAAAACTAAATCTAAACCTAATGTAAGAAGAATAGGTCACAATTATGAAAGAAAGATTGTAAAAGAACATAAGGATATTGGTTATCAAAAAGCATCTACCACAAGAGCTACAAGTAGAATTATGGATGATGCTAAAATTGATATTAATAATATTCCATTTAATGTTCAATGTAAATCTGTAAGATCTGGATTAAATGTGTTTACTGTTTTAAATGAAATGGAAAAAGGTATTTCAGATTTAGTTCCTGAGAGAGAAATATATATTAATTTAATATTTCATAAAAAAGAACAGGAAGAAGTAGTAGTTCTAAAAAAATCAGATTGGTATCTCATAATTAAAAAGTTATTAGAAAGTGGACTTATCATCAGAAAAAATAGCAGTAATTGATGCTGACAGCATTTGTTACATTGCTCATTGGAATTCTGATACTAAAACATTTGATAAGTCTTTAGAAGATATACTTCTATCTACTGATAAAATAATTACAAATCTACTTATAACCATTGGAGTCAATAAATATATTGGCTTCATTGGTTATGGTAGAGATGTAGAAAGAAGTAAAGCATATATTGAATATAAAGGGAATAGGAAAAATAAACAACAATTAACATACATCAATGAAATTAAAGAACATATGGAAAGCAAATGGAATTTCCATGCTTTATATGGTATAGAAGCAGATGATATGGTTAATAGTGTTAGAAAACAAATTCCCTATAGTATAGTTTGTGCTATTGATAAAGATTTATTAATGTTAGAAGGTACTCATTATAATTATAAAAAGAATGAATGGGTAACAGTATCAGAACAAGATTCTATAATATATTTTTGGAAGTCAATGATTATTGGTGATACTGCTGATAATATAAAAGGTTTAGAGGGTAAAGGTAAAGCATTTGCTGATAAATTATTAGATAATATACCTGATAATAATATTATGAGATTACTAGTTTTTGAAGAATATATTTCTCAATATGGAGAATATTATGGAGTAATTAAATTTTATCAGAATTATTTATGTCTTAAAATAAGAGATGATTTATATGTAAATGATTATTTAAATCCAATAAATGTAAATGTGAATAATTTTGTAATATGAGTTTGGAAGATATAAGAAAAATAAATACTAAAAGTTTTCCTTATTTATTTCCTATGGTTGTTAATAAATCAGATAAATTAAACGATTATAAAGATAATGATGTATTTCCTAGAAACAATTTTGTAAATGTATTTAGGTATTGTGAGTTTCTAAAACATTATGATAAACATTTGTTTATTATATATGCTTATAGTCCTACCAATACATTTGAATTATTTATAAATAAACTTAAAAAAAACAAAAATTTTGTAGAATATATTGAACTTGATAAATATTCAGTAATGTTAGTATATAAAATACCAACTGATTATTATGATTGTTTAAATAATTTTGATAATGGTAAATTTTCAAAGTTTAAAAATTCTACTAAGATAAAAATATTAGATTTCTTTTCAGTATCATCTAATGATAAATTTGGACCTGTAGGTGTATTATTTAAAAAAGATTGGAGAAAAGAAGAAATAGAAAACTTAATTGGAATGAAGTTGTCTGAAGACGCTGAACTGTCTTCAATACCAGATAAAGAAACAGAAACATATTTTAACAACTATATTTATAAAGAGGAAGATTAATTTAGTATTTTTGTTGTTAAAAATTAAATTATGAATAAAAACAAAAAGGTAAATCTTGTTTATGAGTTTTTGAAATTAAAGCCAGGTTACATTAAAAAGTCTAATGAATATATAGGTAGATTAGTTAATGAACCTAATAGTGAAATTATAAGACTGGCAAAAGAACTTTTAAAAGCTGCAAATAAGTTAAATAATATAGAACCTTATTTAAATGGTAATCCTAACAATGTTTTAGTAATTGGTGATCCACATGAACCATTTACTAAAGAGGGTTATTTAGAATTTTGTAGAAAAGTTCAACAAGATTATGATTGTGGAACAGTAGTGCATATAGGTGATGCAGTAGATAATCATGCTGTTAGTTATCATGAAAAAGATCCTGAAGGTATGTCAGCAGGTGATGAGTTTAATCTTGCTTTAGAAAGAATGAAAAGATGGTATTATACATTTCCTAATGTAAAAGTATGTATTGGGAATCATGATGCATTACCATTTAGAAAAGCTTTCTCTGCAGGTTTACCTAAAACATGGTTAAAGACTTATCAAGAACTGTTACAAAGCCCTCCTACATGGGAATGGGATTTTGTACATCAAGTTAATGGTGTAATATATACTCATGGTACAGGATTATCTGGTGAGATGGCAGCTATAAATGCTGCTAGAGAAAACAGACAGTCTACAGTAATAGGTCACCTACATACAGTTATGAATACTAGATTCTTGGCAAGTTACAAGGATTTAATATTTGGTGTTACTGTAGGTTGTGGTATAGACCATGAGAAGTATGCATTTGCATATGGTAAACAGAATACCAGAAAGCCTGTTGTAGCTTGTGCTGTGATATTGGATGGTAAATTACCTATAAATATTCCTATGTCAATTTAATATAAATACCCCTGTTGAAATATACAGGGGTTTTTATATCTTTGCCATCCTTTAAAAAAATAAATTATGGATATTGGATTAGAAACCCTGTCACAAATTGTGACTTTTAATAAGTATGCAAAATACTTACCTCAACTAAATAGAAGAGAAACTTATGATGAAATTATAATGAGATATGTACAGATGATGGTAGATAAGTACCCTCATATGGCAGATAAGATTGTTCAACAATCTCAATATATTTTTGATAAGAAAATCCTACCTTCTATGAGGGCATTGCAGTTTGCAGGTCCTGCTATTCAAAAGAATGAAGCAAGGATTTACAACTGTTGTTATTTACCTATTGATGATTACAGAGCTTTTGGTGAAGTAATGTTTTTATTATTAGGTGGTACAGGTGTAGGATACTCTGTACAATTTAAACATATTGAAAAATTACCTGAAATTAGAAAGCCATCTAAAGAACAAAAGTTTTTAGTAGGTGATTCTATTGAGGGTTGGGCAGATGCAGTTAAGCATCTTATTGGTAGTTACCTTGGTTTTAGAAATACTAAACCTAGATTTGATTTTAGTGATATTAGACAAAAAGGTACAAGATTAATTACTGCTGGTGGTAAAGCACCTGGCCCAGAACCACTTAAAAAATGTCTATTTGAATTAAATCAAATATTAGAAAGAAAATCAGATGGTGAAAAGTTATCAACTATTGAAGTGCATGATATTGTTTGTCATATTGCTGATGCTGTATTGGCAGGAGGAATCAGAAGAGCAGCTTTAATTAGCTTGTTCTCAGCAGATGATGAATCTATGTTAACCTGTAAGTTTGGTAGTTGGTGGGAATCTAACCCTCAACGTGGTAGAGCTAACAATTCTGCAGTATTAGTAAGACATAGAATTACTAAAGAATTCTTCTTAAATCTGTGGAAAAAGATTGAACTATCAGGTAGTGGTGAACCAGGATTCTATTTTACCAATGATGCAGACTGGGGTACTAACCCATGCTGTGAGATTGCATTAAGACCATATCAGTTCTGTAATTTATGTGAAGTTAATGTAAGTAATGTAGAATCACAAGCAGACTTAAATGATAGAGTAGCTGCTGCAGCTTTCTTTGGAACTCTACAAGCAGGGTTTACTGACTTTCATTATTTAAGACCTATTTGGAAAAAGACTACTGAGAAAGATGCTCTTATTGGTGTAGGTATGACTGGTATTGCTTCTATGGAAGTATTTAAGTATGACCTAATAGAAGCTGCTGAGGTAGTTAAACTTGTTAATATTGAAACTTCACAAAGTATTGGTATTAACTCTGCAGCCAGAACTACTTGTGTTAAACCATCAGGTACTACATCTTGTGTATTAGGTACTGCAAGTGGTATTCATGCTTGGCATAATGATTATTATATTAGAAGAATGCAAATGAGTAAATCAGAAGATCTTTACAAGTATCTAGCAGCTAACCATCCTAGTTTAGTTAAAGATCATTTGTTGATTCCTAATTCTGCAGTAGTAGAAATTCCTATTAAAGCACCTGAAGGTTCTGTATTAAGAACAGAGTCTGCATTAGATACTTTAGAAAGAGTTAAAGATGTGTCTCAAAACTGGATTAAACCAGGACACATTAATGGAAACAATACACATAATGTATCAGCTACAATTTCTATTGATAAAAATAGAATGTATGATTATGGTCAAAATAATGAATGGAATATTGTAGGAGAATGGATGTGGAAAAATAAAGAATTCTACAATGGTTTATCAGTTTTACCATTTGATGGTGGTACTTATAGTCAAGCACCTTTTGAAGATATAACTGAGAATGAATACAATGAACTTGTTAATCAACTATCATCTATTGATTTAACTCAAGTTATTGAGGAAGATGATTTAACTTCTTTAACAGATCAAGCAGCATGCCAAGGAGGAGCATGTGAAGTAACAACTTTATAATATGGAACTTACAAAAGAAGAAATTGAAGCATTAAAAGCTTATTTTGATGAAACTAATATTAACATTACTAGTCTTATTAAAAAAATAGGTTTAAAACAAGTTAAAGTTTTTGAATCTGTAATAGATAAGGTTTATAAACATGAATAATACAGTAGAATTATTAGGATTCTATGGCTCAGATGAGGTTATAGCTTGTTCAGCTTGGACAAGTACCTCAAGAGAACTATCAGAAGATAAGATTAAAAGAGTACCTGCTCTAATAGATATGTTGTGGAGCAATGGTCATGAGACACCATTTGAGAAGGCTACATTGCACTTCTTGGTTAATTGTGATATTGCTTCACACATACATCTATTAAAGCATAGGATGGCTTCTATTAATGCAGAATCAGCTAGATATAAAGAACTAAAGGAAGATAAGTTCTACTTACCTCAAGATTGGAATGGTACTTATTGGAATACCAGATTAGAAATGTTTACTAAAGAATCTAATGAATTATATCATAGATGTTTAGAAGAACTTACTCCTATTCTTGGTAGAAAGAGAGCTAAAGAGAGTGCTAGGTTTTTTAAAACTTATAATTCTCAAATACAAGCTGATGTTATGTTTAATATGAGAAGCTTTGCTAACTTTCTAAAACTTAGAAATAGTGAACATGCTCAAATTGAGATTAGAGAAATTGCACAACAAATGTTAGACTTAGTTAAGTCTATTGAAGGAAACCCTTTTGAACAAACAATAAAATCAATAACTAATGGAAAATAAAGTAAAGCCAGTAAAGGATGGTCCTAAAAAACCAAAAATTAAAAAAACTGTTTCAGATGTTAAACAAGTAAATGTTAATGAAAGTGTAATTGATAATTACATTTCTAAAATAGTTGCTTTAGAAAACATTGAAAAAGCCAATAATAAAATTATTGATCAATTAAATGTTAAAATATCAGATTTGAAATATTCAAATGTTAGTTTAACAAATACTAATATGCAATTAAAACATACAATTAATGAACTTAGTGATAAATTATCATTAATACCTAATTGGATTAAAATTTTATTTGGTGTAAAATGATAGTTAAATTTAAAAAAATTGTTCCTAATGCAGTAACTCCAGCTTATAGTAAGGCTGGAGATGCTGCAATGGATTTAACAGCTATCAGCTTAATTAAAGTTGATAAAGATGAATATGGATATTTAGAATATGATACAGGATTGGCTTTTGAAATTCCTGAAGGATTTGTAGGATTATTATTTCCAAGAAGTTCTATAAGTAATTCAGGATTAATTTTAGCCAATTCTGTTGGAGTAATTGACTCAGGGTATCGTGGAAGTGTTAAATTTAGATTTAAACATATTCCTGGAACTGTATTTTATAAACCAGGTGATAGAGTAGGTCAAATTATTATTATACCTTTTCCACAAGTTGAACTACAAGAAGTAGAACAACTATCAGAAACTGATAGAGCTGAAGGTGGTTTTGGAAGTACAGGTGTTTAAATGTTTTAAAATAAGAGGGGTGGTTTAAACCCCTCTTATAGCTTTATTTGTTTGCCATATTCATGTACTTAATTGCTTCTTCTGGATCAAAGTTAACTCCTGTAATACCAAAGAATTTCAATAAGGCTGCTACAAACTTACTATCTCCTTTTTCAAAAATACCAGTATCTCTCTCATATGTTTCACCAATAGAGTTAAATATTTTAAATAACTTTTTTAAAGTTCCAGCAAGTACTGTTGGTTGTTGAAAGTTTCTTGTTAATTCTATAAAATTAGGTATTCCAAAGTTTTGAGGATCTCCTGGTGTACCATATGCACCTAATTCTTGATTCATCTTCATTGATAAAAATAATAAGTATTTCCATTTTTCTTTATCATCATCATCTGCACTTTCATAAAGACCTTTTAAACATATTACTAAGAGTCCTGTAGCAAATACAATTGCTAATTCTCTTACAGCTCTTTTAAGGTTTTCTCTTTCAAAGTCTTCAAAATTACCTGATTCTTTTTCCATACCCATGTAAAATCTCATGAGTTGTTTTTTATCTTTTATAAGTTTTCTCATAAAAGTATTCCAGTAACCTTCAGTAGGTGAACTAAATTCATGGTCAACACTTAGAGTTTTATATCTCTTTTTAAATCCAGGAACCAAGAAATCTCTATACATAAATAATAGAGAACCATACCAATGTCTTTTTAATTCAGGTTGATCAAATTCATTATAAACACCATTGATTCTTTTATCCATTGCATGGAGTTTATTTTGAACCATTAATGATATTTTACCATTTTTACTAGTTTTTCCTGGGAGGGTTACCCCCTCTAATAGTTTAATTTTTCCATTAGAATCAAGTTCATAAGCATCATATAAAGAGATTTCTTTTCCTTTATGTGTTACTTTAGTATCTTTTAAGAAAGCCATAAATGCTTGAATGTGAATAGCATGTTCACCAGCTTTATGTAAAAAATACCAAGAATTAGAAGACATTAACTTTTTAAAAGTTGTTTTAGTTATACGTCTACCATAAGCATCTTTATAATTACCTTGTAAAGGGTCATATAATTCTATTAATTGTCCTATTCTAGTTTTAGCAACACCTTCATTTAAATCTTTTAAGTAGTCTGGTAATTGTGAATAGTATTCACTTTTAGCCCAAACCATTGATTTATCACTAATAAACTGTTTAGAAGCAGCTTCTATAGCTGTAGATACATTTGCTTGTAAAGAGTTGGCTACACCACCTAAAACATTTAAACCACCAATCTGTGTTTTAGATGCAAATGATTTAACCATGTCTACAACCTTATCTATTTTAACAGCTTTACCTGCTATGTTAACTGTAAAAGGTAGTTTCTTAATACCATAAACTTGTGTATCAAAAAATGCATTTAATAAAAAATATACATTATTATCATTATCTGATTTATTAGTAAACTTTAATCCTTCAGCAACATTTGGTATTTTTTCAGCAAACTTATTTAAAACTTTTCTACCCAAACTATCAGTAACTTTAGGAGTATTTTGTTTTACTACTTCTAATAAACTTTCTGCAAATGGCTGTGTTTCAGTTTGTGCACTATATATTAGTGAAGCTGAATCATATTTTAAAACTGATGATAATAGATCTAATGATACATCATCAGCATTCATTTCATTAGCATATAATACAGGAATTATTTTAAAACCAGCTTCCTTTTTATATGCACCATATCTATCAATATCTTCAGCTAATTCTGAAAACATATTATCTCTAATATATTTTAAATAATCTACAGGACCATTTTGAAAAACTCTATCAAAATTAGATTTTACAACTGATGGTAATCTATATGTTTTATATAATGATGGTGTTCTATCCTGTGCTTTAAAATAAGTTGCAATCATAAAATTATAATATAATTTTTCTTGCAACTTCATACTATTATATTTAGAATTAGAAAATTTTGCAGGATTAGGAATTGTAAACTTTGAATCATAATACATATTACCACTTTCATTTTCACCCTCCATTCTTTTTACAAAATTATCATACTCATATTGAAGTATAGTACCATTATCAAGAAGTTCCTTTTGTTCTGCTAACAAGGTATCTAAACCTTTAACAAGAACAACTGGAGGATCATTAGGTCTATAAGGATTAATAACAGTAATATCTTTTTTAGGTCTTAAAATATGATTTGCTCTAGTAAACTCTCTTCTAATAGCTCTTCTTTCTTGTTCATTTTTAGCAGCAGCAAGTCTTTCTTCTCTATCAGCTATAGCTTTTTGATAAGCATTTTGATCTAAGTCACTTACAAAGTGTTTTTCTTTTCTATATGTAGCTTTACGATTTTCATCTAAACCATTATACATTTCTACAGTTTCATAGAATGCTGAATTAAATTCAGCTACATTATTTGTATTAGGTTTACTTTTAGTAAATGAAGAAAAAGCTTCTTCAGCACCTTGTATTACTTCAATAGACTCTTGTCTTGCATCTTCAAATCTTTGCTTTACAAGTTTAGAAGATAAAGCAACAAGTTCATTGCTTGATGATATTGCTGGTGATAATCTTGAATCTACCCAACTAATATCTTCTTCTGAACCTATTTGTAAAATTTTAATTATATAATCTTTAGTAATACCACTTTCAGTTCTAAATGCTTTTAAATAATAGTCATATTCTTTTTTAGCTTTTTCATAATCTCTACTATCTATACCTTTAGTATCTATAATAGTTTTTAATTTTTCACCATATCTTTTAATAATGTCAGAAAGCTTTTCATTTAACTCAGGATCTACTTGTTCAAATAATATATCTGCAATAATAGGTATTGCATTTTTTTGATAGTCTACTTGAATACTTGCAGTTGCTGATATTACTTCTTTTATCATTGTAAACAGTTCATTGTTTACAGTATCCTGATAAGATAAACCCATTTCTTTTGTAAACAAGTTTTGTAATTCAGATACAATTGGTCTATATAATTCAGCTAAAGTTTTATAGTAATATAAAGATTCTAAAGCTTCTTCAGCAGTTAGTTTACCTGATTTATATTGTGAATTAATATAATTAATTTTATCAGTTACACCTTTTATAGTTTGTTCTTTACCACGAACTTCTTTAAATACAAGATTATCATAAGCATCTTTAATAAAACTAAACAATGCTTTAGATTTTTCTACAGTAGTAATTACTTCATATAATCTCTGTAATTCTAATTCTCTAAGTTTTTTAGCTTTAACATTTGGATTTCTTTTTAACAACTCTATTCTTTGTAATACAGATGCTCTAATTTTATCAAGAATATTTTTTTGTTCTTCACTATATTCTTTAGAAGGACCTTCTTTAAACATTTCAACAATGTAGTCATATGCATTTATAAAATGCAAACCTTCTGGTTTAGAGTTAATTACTTTATTAGAATCTAAAGGATCTCTTTCAAGATATATATTTAATAAACCAAGTTCATTTGAATCTTCAAGTACAAAACCACTTTCTTTAGTAGCACCTTTATATAATGATAGCTGTGCGATATGTCCTTGAATTCTTGCAGCTCTTGTATTATCAACAAAAGGTTTACTATATTCTGAAGTAGGATTACCGTCATCTCTATAAGCAATATAGTTACCTGTCTTAACATCTAATATTTTTATTTTACCATCAGGGGCAATAGCAAAAATATCTGCAGTACCTGCAAAACCTAATTTATTACTTCCTATGATTACTTGTGGTAATAAAATATAATCAGATAATTCAGTTTCGATAGTGTTTTCTATACTATCATAAATGTTTTTTAAGATATCATCACTTAAATTAACATCCATTATTTTAACTTCAGGTTTATTATTTGATTCAGCTCTTTCTTTCTGTTTTTCTTTAACATAAACTAAAGCTTCATCAAAACTATAACCCATTAGTAATGCTTGAACTACATTATCTGCTTGGTTACCTAACTCTCTACTTTCCCAATATTTATCTTCATCTTCACCAAATGTAAAATAATCTGATTCATCTTGAGGTCCATTAAGTTTCTTTTTAAACTGAGAACTTCTTTCTAAAACTTTACCAGTTTCAGTATAAACATAATTGTTTTCATTAGATTCAAACTTTGCAGAGTTTAACATTGCTTTTTTAGCAGTATCTTTCTGAGCTTCAGTAGCATTGCTACCTAATCTAGCTAATTGATACACTAGAGCTGAATTATGTTCTTCAGATATTTTTTCATTTAATGCATGAGCATTGTATTTAGCTCTTGTTTCAGCTAAGTTTAATCCATCAGATGTTAAAACATATTGAGCCAATTCATTGAATGACATTCTTTGAATAGTGTTAATGTTTAAATCTTTTACATAAGGACTTAATGCTTGCAATATTTTTTTAACTGCATTCCAAAACTTTTCAAATAAGGTAGATGGTTGTGTTAATAATCCTTTAGTTAAAATATTAGATTCTTCTTGAATCATATTTACCATAGCTTCTTTATATACGCTTTCCATTGACATTCCTGCAACATTATAATTTTTATCTGCAAGATATTTTTTAACTTGAAGATAATTCATTCTATTACCATTAGAATCTTTAAGTTGATTTTTAAGGTATGTATATAATGTAAGATTGTTTTGAGATATGTGTTCTATTAAAGGATGTGTAAACTCATGAAATATAGTACTTGCATTAAATTTACCTTGAATAAGAATTATTTTACCTGTACTACCTTCCCAAAAAGCACTAACATCTTTTGGATCATTTGGATAATTTTCATTAAATTCATCCTCAGTTATTACTTCATATATAACATTTAATCTATTACTAAGCTCTTTAGCTAATTCTATAGAAGTAAAATCATCTATCATAGATTCTCTTTGCTTTATGTAAGATTCAGAGTATCCTATAGATTGTTTTAGAAAATCTTCTGATGGAAAATCAAAGGTCTTATTATCTTTTTGGTATTGCATTATATTAAGTTGCAATTCAAAAGGATTAAATTTTTTAGCAAGTGCTTTATATTCAGGTAAACTAGTATTTACACAACTCATATTTTTATTTTTTTACAAAGATACTATTTTTAAATACATTCATTTATCATTTCTTGAATAATGTTGTTATCATATTTTAAAACATATGCTTGAAAATCATAGAAAGTAGTAACATTATATTTAGGATTATTAGCAATTTTAAATTTTACACTATTAAATATTGCTGCTAATTCTGTTTTACTCATTCCTTTATAATTAATAGATCCAGTAGGTTTTGTTTGAGTTGATGGTGTACTTGTAGGAGTTTTTAAAACTACATTTGACATTTTCTTTGTACTACTTACAATTTCATCTATAGTTTCTTTACTTAATGGATTTTCACCATAAGCTTGTCTAAAGAAATCTATACTTTGTATATTCATTTTTTTAAAGTGATTTTCATTTAATCTATAAAACTCAGTATCATATTCTGAAGGACTCAATTGACTTGAAGAACTAGGTAAAGGTTGACTTTTTTCACCACTACTAGATTTAGATTCATCAAAATATTTATCAATTAATTCTATTAGTTTAAGTAATTTATTATTATTACTTTGAACTAATCCATTTTTAAAATCTGAAACAACAAGTGAATTTACAAAACTATTTATTTCACTATTAATATTTAATTTAAAGAAATAACTTTTAAATTCTGAAAGTCTACTTTCAGTAAAAGGATAATCTTTAATACCATATTCTTGTTTACCTGTAAATTTATCTTTTAGTATTACATTTTTATCTACTTGATATATTGCAACTAATGATTTAAGATTACTAATTATTTCATCTTTATTAAATTTTACAGAATAATCTTCAAAACTATCTGGAGTTAAACCAAATGTCATATCTGGTTCTTCTGTTAACAATCCTTCAGCAGCAGCTTCTAATTGATTTATAGGAAATGCATAAGGTAATACATTTTTATTAGCAATTCTTGATACTTCTTCATATTCAGCAGATATACCTGCATCTGGATTATTGCTTACAGTATTTCCTCTAACCATATTAACACGCTTTAAAACTTTATAATTAGATTTATTATCACTTTTAAAGTTAAATACTATAAACTCTGGGTAAATCATGTTACTGTAAATACCATCTTTTGTTTTAACATATTCCATGGAAAACAATCTAGTAGATATTAAAGCTTCTTTATTCAATTTTGTTAAAGGAGATCTATATAATTCCATCAAATCCTTTTTATCAATTTCTTTAGACTTAGGAAATATACTTACATAAAGTTTAGCTTTAGTAGTATCTGTAGCTCTTTCATATTTAAGAGGAAGTATTTCTCTTATTTTACTATCTTCTGCAAATAAAGAGTCAAATAATTTTTCAACAGATTCTTTATCAGGATTTAATTTAAGTTCATTAGCATAAGACAAAATTTCTTGTGCAATTTCAGATTTAGAATTATCAAAATATGCTTTTTCTTCAGGAGTCATATTATCAATAAAGTTCTTAAAAGCATTTTTAATTTGCTTAAACACAATTACTGAATTCTGAGATTTTAGGTTAAATGTATTATCAATATGTCTAGCAAAATATTCTACAAACTCTTTATTGAGTTCTTCTTCTGCAATACCAAATGTGTCTTTAAAATCTTTATTAGTACCTTGTAAAGCTTTCATTGACTCATCTAAAGAGTCAGATATAACTTTAAACAAACTAGGTGGTAAAAAAGAAATATAACTTTCATTTCTATACATACCTAAGTCTTTGTTTAACATTTGACCAATTAAAAGTTGTCTAAACTCTGTAATTTGATTAGCAACTAGTTGATCAGATGTAAATAAGTTTGGTTGCATAAGTAACTCAAAGTCTGCAGTTACACTAGCTTGCTCTTCAGGAGATAATCTAATAAAGCTGTTTGATATAACATAGTATATATCTCTATTTTTAAAACCTGCTTTACTACTATCTGTATAAGATATCTTTTTAAAGTCAAGCATTTGAATAAACTTGTTACTTGCTAGTTCAGGATATAAATCACCATTTTTAAAATCAATTAGCAATTTTATTAGCATTGGAAAATCACTTTTTGATTCAACTGCAATACTATTTAAATCACCTTTTAAGATAGGGTATTTATGTTTTAATGCTTTATCTGCATAAAAAGCATTTACTAGTTTAATCAGTTTATTTAAGTTAGATACATTATTAAAGTAATAAGGTTTAGTAACTGCTTGTATTTTCTTAAATAATCTTTTAGCACCTGGTGTTCTTGATACAAAGAATTTAGATGAATCATTTAAAAACATTGCAAATGCTTTTATTTGATTAGTTAAAAATGGATCAGAATCTATTACTTGTTTATAATCAATAGGATACTTTTCATTAGGTAATCCATTCATTCTAACATTATTAACATAATCTATATATTCTGGAGTGTACTCTAACACATAATTATCATAAGACTGTCCATTATTTTTTTGTACAATCTGAAGACCAATGTTTTCAAGTTTGTTAATTATATTTTCTGTTTCAGCAAGTTCTGTACTTAAACCTTTAATTAAAGATACAAATCCTGAAAACCCTGTACTTTGTCTAGAAATATCAGAATAAGTTAAAAATTCATTTAATGCTTTATAGTTTACATAGTTAAACAAATCTTCTTTCATTCCAGTAAGAGTAACAGCATCTTCAACTGTAGTTCCATTCTTTAATAGTTCAGAAAACTTTTTAGCTTTAATTAATAGTTCATCTGTTATATCACCAACTTCTTTTTCATTCTCAGACACATTAGCTTTAGTTTTATAACTTTGTAATATACTTTGAATAGAACCATCTTCATTTTCAGATTTTTCTTTCTTATTTTGTATTGGAGATTGTTTAGCTGCAGCATCTGCTGCAAAAGCTAATACTGATTCTTGTAAGTGTATCAATGAAACATACTCAAATGGTTTCTTAGCCATTACCATGAAGATAAATGCACCTTGTGTTTGTGGTGTAATATTAAATCTAATAGCATCTTGAAACTTAGCATTATCTACAGCCATTGATATGATTGTAGATATTAAGTCATTAATACGTTGACTATCTTCATTTGTATAACTATCTAATCTAATACCTAAATTTTCAATTTCAACATTAGCATTCTTTAAATATTGGAATACAATATTTCCAATAGCAGCAATACCAATATTTTGTTTACCAATAGCATTGGCATGTGACATGGTTACAGTAGCTGTTGGTGTAGAATACTCTGATACATTTACAGGATCTATAAAATCACCACTTTCATAATACTTTTTAATAAACTCTTCAGCTGCATCTCTTGATGCTGGTGTTGTAGCTCTTTTATTATTACCAGTATTTTTATCACCATAGTTAACTAAAGCTTTTTCTATATCTAATAGTACATTATTTATTTCTCCTATAGTAATAGGTTCTACATTAGATATACTACCTTGATCACTACTATAATTATTATAATTACTTTCAACTATATCACCTGCAGTTTTTTGACCTTTGATTCTATAGTTTTTAAACTCTTCTGCAGTTGTAGGATAACCTTTAATACTTAAAGCTCTTTTTTCTAAGTTTTTAATTATTTTTTTCTTTTCAAGCAATAATGTTTTCTTAGCAGCAATTAAATTAAGCAATGTTTTTTTATGTGAGTCTTGTAACTCTTTAGCATTTTTAAGTATTTCAGTGTATACATCTGCTGTAGAATCATCAATAATATTATCAAGAGCTTGTTCTGACTCTCTAGATATCTTTCTTTGTACTGAAAGATCATTCTTTATATTATTGATTGTAACAGTAACATCTTCAATTGCTTTCTTATTGTCTAAATAGTTTGTATCTGTTTCTTTTAAATCAGATAATAATGGTTTAATTTCTTTTGAGTTAATTTTCTCTTCATAGAAATCATAGAAAGCATATTTTAATCTTTTTTCAGGATCTTTATTCTTTAAATATGAACCAAATACATTAATATGTTCATTACCTTGAGCATCTGTATTAGTATAGTAATCAACAGTTCTAACAAACTCAGAGTCAATATCAAAGTCAGCACCTGACATAATTAAAAGTTCATAAGGCATTACAAGCTTATTACCTTTTTCTGCTGGAAAGATATCTACTACTTTAAGTTTAACCATTGAATGCTTATCTTGTGTAGGGATACGAATACCTAACATTTCACAAAACTCTTCACTTAAATACTGACCTTCTGTTATGTTCATCATTTGTGCAGTCTGCATAGAGATTTTACACTCTGCATACCAAACACCATCTTCACCTTGCTTTAACTCAAGTCTTCTTGTATTTACATTTTTATATGCCTCTGGGTCTTTTAAGAACTCTCTTCTAGTAATTACTTTACCTTTACTATCTATCATAACATCTTCACCAAAGTCAGAAGCTAGTGTAAACTTGTGACCTGATACTTTTTGAGAGAATGTTCCTTTACCAACAAATGCTAAAAACATACTTTCATACATAGAAAGTAATCTAGGTAAATTAAGATTATAGTTTGGTTTACTTCCAACACCATCAAATAACTCAAGTAATGTAGGATCTCCACCTTGTTCAAGAATAGATTGTCTAAAGCTTTTTAACATTGCTTTATGGTCAGGATTACCATTTTTGTCAAATATTGCTTTTCTCATATTACCATATGATTCAAACAATCTATCTCCTAATAGTTTTCTATAAAGTTTTCTTAATGTACCTACAGTATGTTTTCTATTACCAATATTAACTTCATAACCATCATCATGTTCTGAATATATTAACTGCATTAACTGAGTACCGTGAATAATTTCTTCCTTCATGTTATCAGTAACAACTTGTTCTCTAAAGAACTCACTGTTAATTTTCATAGGAATTAATTCATCATCCCAATTAGTTACATTCTTTTTAGTTGTTTTAATAGCAGACTTAAAGAAAGTAACATCTACCTGTTGTCTTTCCATCTTATTAAGCAACTCATGTCTTTTAATAGCACTTGGAATAGGTTTATAGAAATCTTGAATTTCCATTTGCTTTTTATGATACTCAAGATGATCTGTTATTTTTAACAACTCATCAATAGCTTTTTCAAAAGCAGGAATATCTTTTTTATCAACATAACTAACTTCACTTCTTGTAATAACATCTGTAGATGTTTTACCATATACAAAAGCATTAAACATAGAAGTCTTTCTAGGATTCATTAGTGCACCATACTCTTCAAGTATACCTCTTTCTCTAGCACTAATTTCTTTCATCATTCTAATCTTTCTATAGATTTTATCTATTTCTGGATTAGACTTAGCAAATGTTTTTAAATAGTTATTGTAATACCATTCTATAGTACCATAACTTTGAGCATTAGTTCTTTCTTCACCTTCCTTTAATTTACCATTAGATGGGTTAACATAATCAAAAAGCTCATCATTTAAAATAGCAAAGGTTACATCTCCAAAACCTAATGAAGGTCCTGCAGCATTAGGTCCTGCATATCTCTTAGTCAAGTCAACAGCATCTTTAAGACCTACACTTAGATTACCAAAGATTAAATTATTTACAGTAGCTGCATTAATCCAATTGTTTATAAAGAACTCTTTCATCTTAGTTTCATCTAAGTTTCTATTACCATCTTTATAAAATGCAGGTAATATTTGAGATTCATATTTATTATCAGCAGTTGGTTTTATAATTGCTGTTTCACTAGATGAAAGTTCTTTTATAAAGTTTTGATATGCATTTTCAAATGCTACTTCTACTATACTATTAAAATCTAAAGAATCTGATTCATTAGTTACAGCAGCTTTAATTATATCATTATAGATAGGTAATCCTTTTAAAAATTGAAACTCAATTAGATTTAATCCTCTAAATTGAGAAACCACTTTCATAAAATTAGGATCATTAGTATCTTTTAATATATCAAGTGTTTCTTTTTTTGTTAAACTTTTACCATCAACTTTAACACCTTTAAGAATATTAAATCCTTCAATACTACCATCATCATTTAACAGGTCTCTATATACAGCTTGTATAGATGATAGTTCTCCTTTAAGATAGCTTGTTAAAAACTCTTTACCTAAATCAGATAAGTTATTTTTATTATCTAAGAACTTTCTTTTGAACATTGTAAATGCCCATTGAGTATCTTTACCTTCATTTTGAAATGCAATTAAAGGATACTTTTCATAAGTTTTATCACCAATCTTAACTTCTTTAACTAAACTCATTTCTGTTTTAGCAAATAAGTTTAACATCATTAAGAACTTACCTCTTTTATCAAGAGCAGCATATGCAGATGCTTTACTACCTTTATATGATTCTACTTGACCTGTTTCACTGATTGCTTGTTGTTTAAGTCCATCTAATGTAAATGGTAATATGTTTTGTAACTGTGATTCTCTAATTTCAGAGTTACTTGCTTTTAGTATAGGATTAAAATATAAAGTTCTAAAGAAGTATTCTATTTGTTGATCATTCAAAAGATCAACTACATATAGTTTATTATCTATTAGAAAATCTTTAAACAATTTAACACCTTCTTCAAAAGTACTAGCATCAACAGCATTAAATAGTTTGTTTGGATTGTTTCTTAACTTTAAGAATAAGCTTGTAATATAGTTAGGATATAAGTGAATGTAAACCATTTCACCTTCCACATTTCTAATAGTAGATGCTGAAACAGATTCATCAAACATAGAGTTACCACTTGCTAAATCATTTAATCTACCTTTAGCACCTAAAGCATCTTCAACAGAATCATCTATTTGAACTGCATCAGTATTTAACTTTTGTATTTCACTCTTATTTGTAAAAGGACTACCTTCATTTACTGTAGAGTTAATAAGTCCTTTTGTAATTTCAGCATTAATAAATTCTACATCATTATAAGATTCTAGAATTTTATCTAAACTTTTAAATTGAGAATCTCCTGTTTGATTAAGTACATCAGACATATCTCTGTTTTCTTTCAATAGTTTATACAATGATAATTGTACATACTTGTCAGAAAGTGAAATACCTAATAAACCAAACTGTTCCTTTATAAAACTAACTTTTTCATTAAAGTTATTAAATATATATTGTATGTTATCTTGTTTAACAGCAGCATCTTTAGAATTAAAAGCATCAAATGTTAAATTTAGACTTGTTAGTATTTTACTAACTTCTTCCTTTTTATTGTCAAGATTTAATCTCTTCCAGTTATTATACCAAATTTCTCTTTGTATTTTTCTAGAGTCATTAACATTAGATATAAATGTTTTAGATTGTCCTGTTTCTTGGTCAAATATATTTACAATAGATTCTGATTTATGTTTAGTAAATGAAGCTACAAACAAACAAAACTTATCTGACTTAGCTAACATCTCTATTGGAAACTGATCTTGATTAATAATATCAGAACCAATTCCATTGTAATATTTAATATTTAATTCTAAGCATATATCCTTAACTAATCTTTCATAGAAAGCACTTAACATTGGTTGACCTTCCTTAATGTAATGTAGTTTCTTCAAGAGATCTTCTCTTTCAGTATTAACTAACATTCTTTCAATAGAGTTATATAGTTTAATACCATTAACATAGTTTCTAAATCTAGGATCATTTTCAAGTATTTCTTTAGACAAACCTAGGTTATATATATCAAGTGGCATTTCTGTCTCCATGATATATTTCTTCATTTCCTTACTTGTAGATTCAATACCACCAACTCTTTGATTTGGCTTTTGTGCTAAATCAGTTGTTGTATTATCTTCCATCTCTTCACCATTCACATCATAATCATCAAACTTAATTGTGTCTATGTGTTTTCTTACTTCTGAAATAATATCTTTAATATTCTTTTCTATAGTAGGTTCAAACTGTGCTCCTCCTGGACTATTCCAAAAAACACTATCATTTTCTAAATCTTTATATAAAGATCTAATTACATTTAGTAATTCATTCTGATGTGCTTCTTGTAAAGAAGGATTAGTTGCATACTGATTATTTTCAAATTCATTATTTATAACATCTATTAATATAGATATGTTATTATCAACTACTTGTTGAATCATACTTCTAATATCAGTATCATACACAACACCAACATCTCTCATTCTATCTCTTGATAGTGCACTTACTTGACTAATTATATTAGCACCTGTTCTAGATTGATGGAATCTTTCAACTATATTATTGTTTTCAGTTGCAGCAGGAAACTTAAGAGCACTAAATAAACTTAAATTATTTGTAGGAGCATTTACAACTTTAGCATTTTTAAATGCACCATTTCTAATAGAATTAAATAAAGCATCAATATTAGCTACATCATCTGGATTACCTTTCTTAAAGAAGTTAACAATTCTTTTTAATAGGTCAAATATTTTTTCTAAGAATGATTTTTCCTTAGGTGTCTTTCTAGTACCATTCATTAGGTCCATGAAATCATCTGCTAACTTTTCTTCATAATAAAGATTAGTAAGCTCTTTTAAACTAAGGTTAGTATATTCATCACTTAATGATCTTAATTCATCTAACTGCTCAGAAGTAGGTTTATCATAACGATCTCTAGCTTCTGATATTACTTTAGATTGTTGTGCTGAAGTTAAAAGCATTCTAAATACAGCATGAAATGCTTCATGGTATTCAACACCTTTAGGTACATCTTTACCTAAATAGATTACTGCATTTCTAAATAAACCATAAGTAAATGCATTATTAGCTAATCCAGTAACTAACTCTTCAATTGCTTTTACTCCTATCTCTGGAGGTAGAATATCTGCTAGTCTCTTAGTAACTTCATTTATATCAATAGGTCTAGTTTCTTGAGCATCTTTTCTAGCAAAGAATGGATTACCTCCAGGTGGTGGTGCTTGTGATGATTGATTCTTTTTACCATAATTATTTATAGCTGAATTATTAGCATTACTACCAGCAGGAGGTTGTGGAGGTTGAGGAGGTTGTGGTGGAGGAGCTTGTTGAGTAGAAGTTACAGTACCTGTTTTAATTTCTTCTATTCTCTTTTCAATTTGTTCAGATGCAGTTTTATAATTACTCTCTTTGTATTTTTTATTAGAACTATCTAAAGCATTATATGCTTTATCTAATTCACTTTTTAATTGTCTAAGTAATGTCTCACTATTTTTAGCTTTGTTATACTGAGTTCCCCAATTATTCATTAATGTTTGGAAATCTGTATTTTGCCATACTTGATTTTTACCTTGAAATAAATAAGTTATAGTAGGATTTACAGCAGGAGTGAATGAATTAATATTATCTACAAATTCTTCTTTAGGAAAGTTTTTATTAATTCTTGTAATGTTAGGAAGAACTATTTCTCCCTTATCATTAGTTACTGCAAAGTTGTATGCTAATTTATAAGCATCATTTTTAACATTAGCAATACCACCTGCATTATTTACTTCTTTTATTGCATCAGGTAATGTATCTTTTAAATAAGTATTAACAGCTTTAATTAAATCAAAGTTATCTTTAATAGCTTTGTTTTTATAACTAATCATTAAATTACCATTAACGTCTTTAACAAAGCTCCAACCAAAGTTTCTTTTATTAATAGTTTTACCTGTTTTACTTTTAAAAGTATTTCTAGATTCATCAGTAGATATTAGTTCTACTGTTAAATCTTTACCTGCACCCATATCTAATGCAAGAACTAAAGATGAACCCTTAATTGGGTTAGTTGAGTTTTCAGGAGTTCCTGTTGTTTTAATATATATATTTTTACCTACAGCATCACTTACTAAAAAGAAATTTTCTTTAGTATCCCAACCAGGTACTCCAGCTAAATTAGTACCATCAGCTTTTGATTTAGCAATGTTTTCAAGTACTTCTTCATTAAGTCTTGTTAAATTATCATTGACAAAATTAATTACATTTTCTGTAGCCTGTACTTCAGGTGGATTTAATCTAATACCTCTAGGAGCACCATCTGTTTCATATATAATCTTATAAGCACCACTAAATTTATTTAAAGCATATTGTCTAGATTCCCAATATTTAGTAATCTTTTCTTTAACTTCTAAAGGAATTTGTTCTAATGTTTTAGTTGTTGGATTATATATATAGTAATCAAGTACATTAGCAAGTTTAGATTGTACAAGTAATCCTTTACCAGTTCCACCAAATAAACTTAAGTCTGTTAATAAAGTACCATCATCTAAGTGACTCCAGTCAGGAAGTTGATTATCATTACGAACATCTTCTATTTTACCAAATAACTGTTTTATATTAAATAACTTTTGTACATCAGCATTAGAAAACTCACGTTTACCATTTCTAATTTCTTCTTTTATTTCATTAAAAGATAGCATGGTACTTCTATAATGATCTATAAAAAACTTACCATCATCACTAGGTATTTTTTTACCATCAGTATCTAGTTTTACAAATTCAGGATTTAATAATTCTAAATGTTCTACTGATTCATTAAAATCTACATAGTTACCATTCTCATCTTTAAATCTAAATCTATTAGGATCTAATATATTACCAATCCAAACATCATCAAAAACTACTTGAATACCAAATTGTTCTACACCATCTCCAACTAAACCTTTTTGTAATTTAACTTTATCATCAAAAGTCTGATTAAAAACTGTTTCTAAATCTACAAGCTTACCTCCTTCAGGATATTCTACTATTCTTAATTCAGCTTTATTTGCTATAGCATCAGCAGAATTTTGCATTAAAGCTTTTTTACCATCTGGTTCAATATAATCTTGAATCATAGAAACAAGTTTATTAGGACCAAATATTCTTGGTACACTAGATAAACTAGTATCATTAGTATCTTTCTTATAGTCTTTTAAGAAGCTATTAAATTCTTGAGCTACTTGTTTTAAGTAATCTCCTTTTAAAAATTTATCAACTTCAGCTACTTGTTCAGGAGTTAAACTTGATTTAATTATATCAAAGAATTTTTTAATGTTTTCTATTTCCTGAAGACCCTGTTCTGCATAAGCTTGTTTTTGATCAGGACCAACATCAGATCTAAATATTCCTAATGCTATATTTAACTTTTCACATTGATCTTCAATAAGTTTTTTAAGATCAACATCTTGTACATCAGTTAAAGCTTCTTTTAATGCTACACCTGCTTTTTGTATATTTCTTTTAGCAAATGCTATCCCAAAAGTTTTTTGTGCAGCATTCTTAAGAATTTGTTCTTGTACTTCAAATACTCTTTGAGAAGGATCTTCTAATCTAGACTTTTCAAATATTGCAAGACTTTGTGCATCAAGATGTTCTTTTAACAAATCTCCTCTTAATTCAGCAACAGAATCTTCTAATTCTTGAAGACCTTTTCTTGTAAGTAATCTATCAAATAATTTTTTATATTCTTGTTCTTGATTAAGGATTTTACCAATATCATCTAACTTCTGTTGTATATCAGCTTTCTCAATAGGAGTTACATTTTCCATATCTTCTGATATAGAGTTTAACTCATCAACATGCATTAAAGTTTCTGATTTAAACTTCTGAAAGTTTGTAGCAAGTTTAGCATCAGGAGATACAGTCTTTAATTCTTTATTATAACTCTTCTCAAGAAGTTTATCTAATTGAGTTTCAAGTTTAGTAATCTGATCTACAAGAGCTTGTTCACTTTGTGGTTCTACTCTTGAATTTTTTAATTGGTCAATAGCTGATTTAAGTTCTCTAATCTCTTTAACATTAGCTAACTTTAAAACTTCACCTGCTCTTTCTGATACAGTTTTATTTAGGATTTTAGAAATATCACTAAACATTTGTTTCTTTCTATTACCTAAATTCTGATTAGCATATACTGTGTATGCAATTTGATCTAACACATCAACATCACCACCTCTATAAATACCAGCAGCTTGATCTCTTGCACTCTCAGTTAGTTTAACTTGTGCTTTAAGATTTGATGTTAATTCAGATTTTCTTTGTAAGAAAGCTTCATCTGTTAAATTCTCATAACCATATAATTCTTGAAACTGTTGCTTATTAAGTTTATTTAAATCTGCAAGATGTTTTTCTTCAACTTCAGAAAGTCTACCCATCTTAGACATCATATTTAAATAATCAAAAAGCTGTTTAGCTTCTTCTGATTTATAATTATAAGTGTCATTTTTAGCAGCAAACTCTTTCTTTTTAACTTCAGAATTAGTTGTAAGAGCAAAGTGTTTAGCATAATTATTCATTATACCTTCACTATTACTAGTATAATAATCTACTAAATCTAATAGTTTATTCATTTCAGGTGATTTACCTGGATCTCTAAATGCTTCTCTAATACCACCTTGCCATCCTTTAATTCTATTACCACTTGGTCCAGGTCCACCTACAGAACCTAATATAGCACCAATAAATATTTCTGACCAGCTTTCAGCATTGTTACCAAATGCTTTACTTAAACCTTCTATACCTGATGCAATAATATCTTCTGATTCTGAAGTATCAAATCTATCTTGAAGATAATCTTCTCCTGCATAACTAATTGCTTTCTGCAAACCTTCTTGACCACCTTCAAATACAGCACCTTCTAAACCTCTAACAGCACCTCTTGCAAACTTAGCACCTTTAGTTAATGTGTGATATTTAGCAATGGTATCCATTGCCTTAATTTCATCTATACTCTTACCAAGAGATTTAGATGCTCTTAGTAATTGTTTATTAGATAGTGTAGATGTTTGAACCATTTCATCAAATAACTTCTTTTCAGGATTAGATGCTGTACCTAGCATTTTACCAAGTTTAGGTGAAAATACTCCTGGTAATGTTTTAGCTTGTGTAAGTCCTGTAACAATTAAGTTAATTCCAAATACAGAATTACCTACTTTATATATATCATCCATTGCAGCAGCTAACTCATAATCAGAAGGTTCTCTACCATTCTCATCAACATAGTCTGCAATATATTTTTGTTTAGCATCATCAACAAAAGACATAGCTTCTACTGCAGATTCATAACCTGCACTAGTAATCATTTGTCTAGCTAATGTAGCACCTTCATACATAGTTTGTTTAAATGCTGATTTACCCATTGTAGTAGCAGCACTTGCTACAACATCATCTGTTAAACCAACTGTTTCATCTACAGCTTTTATAGCTTTAGTTAAGTTTTTTAACTTTCCTGCAGTTGCCATAGCTGCAAAAGCACCTTCAGTTAATACTGCACCTACAACAAATGAAGCACCTTGTAAGAAATCATTAGACCAAAAGTTAGCAGTACCCATTCTTCTAAGAGCACTGTAATCTTCTTCCTCTCTTGTAATATAATGAGGTAAAGCTTCATCCATTGCTTTGTTAGCATTGTCTAATGCTCTATAAAAATCATTATTATATATTTCATGAAATGATGTATTATCTCCTGCCCACAAATCTTCTATTTGTCCTGCTAAATTATATAATACATTTGGTAACATACCTACACCACCTATTACAGCTGTTGCAGATTTACCTATAAGTTTAGCTACACCATTACCCCATTTATCAGATATAGATTGTCTTTCTGCTCTATCATCTTCATAATCTCTAAATGTACTTGGAACAATACCTCTTGAAGTATAAGTTTCAAGTTCTTCAGGTGACATTGACATTTGATACTGAATACCTGAATCAGGAACTAAAGAGGGGTCTGTTCCTAAATTTTTACTTATATTTTGATAATATGATTTTCCAACATTAATAGCATCCTCACTTGATTGATTAGTACTACTTTGTGTTTTTAATTTTATATATTCATCAATTGTAATTTTACCTTCTAATAAAAGTTTTTCTATATCATCCATTTTAATAAAAATTTCAGCGCAAATATAGTTATTTATTTTAAATAAATTTGTTTATATAATCTATTACAGGTAAATTTTTAGGTAATGTTGCTTTTGGGTTTTTCTTTTTTAATTCTCTAAGAGTAAAATCATCTAAAGCTTGTTGAGCTTTATTATAGTCTTTAGTTTCCATTAAAGCTTTTAAATAAACTTTAGATCCACCTAATCCTCTAAAATGCTGTAATGCCATTAATACTTCATCTTTTACCTTAGCAGGTAAATTATATGTAGATCTTAAATAAGGTACATTATTCATATAATTTTTAACAAGATAACTTTGATATTTTTCTTGAGCTTCAGGGTTATTTAAGTATTCTTGTTTAGTTTTAACTCCAGTTATTTTTTCTATTTCAGATATTTTTTGACCTTGTTGTGGTATTCCATGAATATTCCATACATGCTGATATTTACCAGCAGCTGAACTATCTGCAGCTTCTGCCTTATATCCCCCTTTAGTTTTACTTTCTAATGAGTATAATTTATCATTAAAACTTTTAATTCTTTCATCATCCTCTTTGTTTACTTCCCCAAACCCAGAGGATCTTTTTTGGTTTGAGGAGATAACTTTCCCTCAGTTAAAAGTTTATTAATTGCTGCTAGTTTTTCAGTAGCTTGATTATAATCTTTATTTTTAAGAGCCGCATTCATTTCACCATATAACATTTTAATAGCCATATCATTCATACTATATGGAAGTATTTCATTATAAATCATATCTTCCATACTACCATACATTTTATCTTCAGTACCATCAGAAGATTTTTTTACAACATATCCATATTTACCATCTCCAATTTTTTGTCTACTAAAATCTATATTATTTTGAGAACCATCCAATGTATTTACACTAAATGAACCTGTTTTATTTTGATTTGTTTTTAAACTTTGTGAAGCTTGTGTAAATTTAGTAGCAAATGCTTGTTCTTCAGGAGATAACATTGTTGCAAAAAATTCATTAGTATTAGTAAAATTTTGTATAGGTACTTCAAAAGATTTTGATATTCTTTTATCATCTTGAGTTAAACCGTGTATAGCTAATATAGGTCCATCTAATTCATCAAGAATAATTTCATAACTAACTCCTGTATAGTCATATGATATATTACCATTTGAATCTACTTTTTTAGGAATTATTTGAAATATATCATCTATATTAGTTTCCTTATTAGTAACTAAGTCTTTAAATTTATCTCCTTTATTGATAAAATCTTGTAATAAAGTATACATTAATTTTTTATCATCTTCTGTAGTTACTACATATGCTTTACCTGATGTTGTGCTTCCTAAGTACTGCTCATATCTTTTATATTTTTCCCAATCTTCACCTCCTAATTTTTGATATTCTGCTTTTCTAATTTTATTTTCTTCAGTTTTTTTCCATTCTAAATATTTTGGATCTGAAAAACCTTCAATATCTTCAGGAATTTTACCAGCATTTATTAACATTTGAATACTTTGTTCTACTGTCTCTTCAATTTTAGCTACTTTTTTAGGATCTGTTTTATGGTAAAATAATTCTTTTTCTATATTTTTTCTTTCACTTGTTGATATTCTTAACAAATCACCTAAGTAATTTACTTCTTTTAAAAGTTCTGCTCGTTTATTAGGATCTGCTGTTTGATATGCTTGTGTTTCTAATTGTTCTGCTCTTTCACTTAAATTTATTTCATGTTCTTCATAAGAATCTAAACTCATTAATGGTTTATTAGTATAATTTCCATTTTTATCTATTACAAAACCGTTACCTTGATTACCGTAACTTGAGCTTGTTTTTAATGTTAATGAATTAGCTTCTTTTTTAGTTTCTGGTGTTTTAGTTTTACCAGCTCCATCTTGTGATGTTGCAGGTATATCTTCTTCATAAGCATATCCTAATAAAAATTTAGCATGTTTATCGTAAAGTTTTTTACCTTCAGGAGTATTAAATATTCCCATATCATTTATAGGATGAAGACCTTCAGCCATAAGTATTCTTTGTTTATCATGTAAGGAATCACCGCTTATATTCCAATTAGGATAATAAGAATCTAATGTTTCTTTTATTCTTTTTTCAGATAAACCTTTAACATTTACACCTCCTCTAATAATATTTCCAGTTAAAGGATCTTTAAATTCCCAATTATTATCATCAATTTTAGAAGCATGTAAACTTCTTACAGTTTCTTCAATTGGTTGAAGACTTCTTTTAGATGGAGTTAACTGATAATATTGCAATGCTTGACTAGTAGGCATTTCTTCACCTATTTGTATTCCTTCTTTAATTGCATAAGGTAACATGTTTATAGCATTTGCGTAAGCAGGATCCATTAAATTTTTTTGATACTGTTCATATGCTTGATATTCTTTTTGAAGATCTTTAACTCTTTCATCTAAAGCTAAATCTCTTACAGTTTCTGAAAACTTTCTAGAAACTTCTGAAACATTACCTGTTAAACTTAGCTCTTCACTCATTTTTTTAAAAGGTTCTTCATATGCACTTTTTATTTGTTGATATAAATCTTTACCTAATTCACCATATTTTATATTTTTTAATAATTCAACTTCTTTATCAACAGCAGCTCTTTGAATATCTTTTCTTTTTTGAGAAAGATCCAATTGAGATTGCATCCATTCAACAGGTATATCAGGATGTACATTTACATACGCTGCTGGCTTATAATCAAAATATCTCATATTATATTATTTTTATTTTTATTATTCTATTACACTAACTTGTTTACCTTGTTTATTATAATATTTACCATCACGACCTAAATGCACTTGTATGTAACCTTCATCAGTATTTTTAAATACATAATCTTCACCCATGTTTTGAATTCTCCATTGATCCCATCCAGCATCTTGTCTTTTTTGTAAATAACCTGCTGTTTTTCCAAATACTCCTTGACTAGCTGAAAGTAAATTTTGTTTTAATTTATCTTCAGCTAACCTAGATTCTTGTCCAGCTTTAAATCTAGATTCAGCATTAAATATATCAGCACCACGTTGATTACTTATGTCAAATTGTTCTTTAGCTGTATATAAATCACTTAAACCTTTTCCTAAATCTTTTCCTGTTTTAAGTAAATTTGCTCTTAACATTGCTGCACCAACTCCAATTGGAGCACCACTTCTATTAATATAATCTTTATATAAAGCTCTATTTTCAGCAGTTTCTCCTTTCATACCTATTGCAATAGGTTCTACATTAAATTTTTGAGAAGATATTTTTTCAGGTTGTACTTTATATCTACCTTTAATTAAATCACTAATTGCCATAGTTCCTGCAGCAATATCAGGTATTACTTGACCTAAACCTGCTGCAGTAGTTGTCCAGTGTTCTTTACCTAATTGTCCAGTATAACCACCATTGTCATAATGTATATTACCACCTTCAGCTAACATAGGTTGTACCATAGGTTGATATACATATCCTCCATTAGCATAATCCATTAACATACCACCTCTATTTTGTGCAGCTACTTCAAATGGTTGTTGTACATTAGATACCATTGGACCTCCAGTAGCATATTCATCCATTTTATATTTAGCGTCTTCTTTTTCTTTTTCTAAATCTCTTAACTTTTCTTCTATATTATAAGATTTTCCATATGGGTCTAAAGGTTGTAAAGTTTTAGTATCTAATCTAGGATCAATATGATGAGGGTCAATCTCTCTTACAAATTTCTTTTTATGCTCAAGATCATAAGGTCCTGTCCAAGGTTTTTGTAGTGGAATTATTACATTTCTTCCTAATCTTTTATTTATAAAATTAGCGTAAGCTCCAGCATCTTTAATACCTCCATCATGAGTAAATTCTTTAAAGCCATTCCTTATTCCGCTATAATATGATGGGTCAATTGCACCTTCTATATAATAATTATTAAAAGCATCATAACCATCAGTAGGTTGTCCATAAATTATACTGTTATAAGTGTCTATTGCAGCTTCATCTAGATATTGTTCTCTGTCTTCTATTTTTGATAGTATATCTTTTTCTTCAGGAATAAATGGACCACCTTGTGCATATCTTGACAATCCTTTTATTTTAGGAAGATAATCATTAATATTAGGATTTGGATTTGAACCTTGATAGTTCATAACTGGTTTTCCATCTGGCTGATTTTGTCCAGTATTATAAAAGAAATTTTCAGTTGGAGTCATATAAGAATAAGTAGTATCACGTTTTAACCCATTGTCATATTCATTTATAATTCTAGTACCTTGTTCAGTAAAAGGTAAATTATTACCAGCACCAGCAGTTATTATATTTCTAGA